AAAACAAAGTTCCTGACTGGGCTGCTGTTAAAGTAGCCGAAGCTGCTCCAGCTGCATTAAAAGTTGTATCAATTTTTTGTCTACCTACAATAGTGCTTGTAGTAGAAATAGCACCGTCAGATGCAATTGATCCTACGTCAGTGATGTTACCACTTGAGTCAATCTCGAAGTTGGTTGTTACAGCACCTGTTGATGCTGCTACTGTGACTTGTTTAAAGCCGTTTTCGGACCTGACTGGTCCATTAAATGTTGTATTAGCCATTTTTTTCTCCTAAAAGAATATATCTATCGTCTTGGCAAAGGTCCGCTAGGCCGGTCGATAGACTCATTAATTATCCTAGACCTTTTAAGAGTATAGCATCAAAAATATAAAACTAGGTAAAAAGTGCTAAATCCTTAATTGTTATGGTTTGGTCTATTACTTGCACATTATCAAGGGCTTTGTCTAAAACTTTCTGTTTATCAACCAGAGCCTCGGCAATCCTGGCATCTAAAGATTTATCTACTACCAGGTGCTGCACTAATACAGAGTCTGTTTGGCCTATTCTGTGGCACCGATCTTCTGCCTGGCTCATGTTACCAGGCACCCAGTCTAACTCTGCAAAAACCACATGGCTTGCTTTGGTGAGCGTAATACCTACCCCAGCCGCACCAATCGTGCCTATAAATACATCTGCTTTGCCAGCCTGGAATGTATCTACAGAGTCTTGTCTGTGTTGCTGGTTGCAGTCACCTGTCAAAGTGACCACTGTTTTACCCACAGCCTCTAGGCCGTCTTTAATACCCTGGACAACATCTTTGTGGTGGGCCATGACTACAACCTGGTGGTCCAGATCTACCAGGTGTTCTATTACGTCGTCTACTTTGGCCAGGGCCATTTCGTGCCTTACACCAGACATTTTTTCAAACGCAATATCTTCAAAAGTTGTTTCTTCAACCGCGTCGGCCAGAGCATCAAACTCTTTGGTTAGCTCTTTGGCGTAACCTTTACTTGGCAGCACAATAACCTGGCGTCTTTTAGCTGGCAGCTCTTTGAGCACTTCGTCTTTTTTTCTTCTAATCATAAAAGACTGGCGCAACCTTCTTTGCAGCTCGTCCAGGTTAGAAGATCCACTGTAGTCCCAGCCAAACCGGCCTTTGTATGCACCAGCATATTTTCGTGCAAAATTAAAAAAGTTGCCAAAACTATCATAATCAAGGTAGCCGGCTATTGGCTGTAGCTCTATGGGCCTGTTAGTTATGGGTGTTCCCGTAAGTAACACTTTGCGCCTTGCTTTGATGCTTACTGCTACAACCGTGCGTTTAGCTTTTGGGTTTTTGATCTTATGCACTTCATCCATAATAACCATGTCCCAGGTCCTAGACTGCAATGGTTTTGCGTACTTGGTAAGCACATCATAGTTAATAATAACCACGTCAGGATTAGACGGTATCTGCTCACGGCCGCCATTAACTACATCGATTGTGCGCTCAGATACTAGCCATTTTTCCATCTCACTTTTCCAATTAAGTTTTAACGACGCCGGACAAACGACCAGGACCGTCTTTGGATTAGTTAGATTTATTGTACCAATTGCCTGGATGGTTTTACCCAGGCCCATTTCGTCACCAATCAAGGTGTTATTGCGACCAGCAGCATAAGCAATGCCGGCTCTTTGATAAGGTAAATACTCCAGGCCCGCGGGCACGGGTATTTGAATATCTGAATGTTGGGCCACTGAATCTTCAATCGCAGCATTGTCATCAACCATGTGAGTGACTAGCCAGACGTCATTAATCTTGCTGACTGTGTAACCAGACTTTTTAATAATTGTTTTTTTGATCTTCCATAGCGCCCAAAACTCAGGCGTAGGCGTGGCGGTTTTAAGCAGCCGGCCGTCCGACTGCTTTTCACCGTTTGACCAATCTAAATACAAATCCACTCGCGTCTCCTTATCTGCACAACATATCGTACATTTCTTGAGTCTCAAACCTGTCGTGAACCCTCATAAGTTCTGGCACCGCGTAACCTTTGATACCTTTTGCTTTGGCAAGCTTTTCTCTAACCATGCTAGGGATCTCAGCGTAGACACCGTTGGCCATTGGACCAATCATGCCTTCTGGTTGGTCAACAGGCTCCAAGTGGTAACCAAACGCATCTCTCCACACAAACCTGTAAAGCGGGGCATCCGGCTCTACTTCTTGAGTGAAGTAATTGTCAGGGATCTCAACCTCTAAAGTAATTTCTTTTTTACCTTTGAGTAGACCCTTGCCGCCAAACTCGCTAGTTGTTAAATATGCTCTGTTAAACGCCATTTTTTTTCTCCTTATTAATTATCATTACTTGTTAAGTATAGTTTATCGTGTCGTTATGTGCAAGTTTTTATACAAATATATGTTAATTAATTTAGGCATAAAAAAAGGGACCCGAAGGCCCCTTTCTATAACAGTAACGCTGCTACTCGTTATGCACCTTGTGAACCGTAGATTCCTCTCCAGTCACTAAAGCCGAAGCTGTAACGCTCACGAGCTTTGTAACGGATGTTACCAGTCGTGAAGTCAGGCTCCATAGATGTCTCCATCGGGCTTCTTTGGAACATCTTGAGGCCTTCGCCCTGGGATGTAACAGAAGTCAGAAGAAAGAAAGCATCTGGATCAGTTAGATAATGATTAACTGTGTAACCGCCAGAAAGAACACCAGTGCTCTTAATTGCGTTCAGGTCATTATCAGCAGATCCTGGTCTTCCTTGTGAGTTTAAGATTCTGTCAGCAACAAACACTAGCTGTGGTGGAACCACAAGTTTGTCAGCCTGGACAGAAATCGTCAATCCACGATCATCTGTAAAAGTAGCAATATCAATTAAAGCATCTTCTAATGAAGTCTCATTTAAGTCAGCCATTGATGTAGCTCTGTTTGCAGCTGTGCCACCGCCCGCTAGGACGTGCGCAGTGCTAATAAGAGATACGCCATCGCCACCTACATGAGATGAAGAGAATGCGTTATTGAGTACGTCAGCGCCTTTGACTTCTTTGGTGTTAGCCATCGATTTCGCTAGTGCTTTTGTATACCTTTTACCTAAAGAATCGTAAAGGTTGTCCTCTACAGCTTCTTCCGTTAAAGCAAATGCAAGCGCGATTGTATCGTGCGTGTATCTGCTAGTGTAACTTTCAGTAGCCTGGTCGAAATCAACCGAGCCGCCTTCAGTTTTTGTCGGAGCGCCGCCAAAGCCTGTGATTAAAACTTCTTCCTCGAAAGCTCTTTGAGAGTCTTCTTGGGCAAAGATTTCAGCATATTCGTTTGTGTATTCGTCATACGACATACCAAATAAACTGTTCAGACCTGGTTCTAGCTCCTTCGCTAATTGTGCTCTTGAAATAGCCATTTATTAACTCCTTATGCTAGACCCGCAGCTTTCACACCGAACACATGGTTCTGTATAGTACAGTACACGTTTGTGTTGGAAGAGCCTACGTCTTGGTTATTGGGATCCTGAGAAATATCAATTACTTTCAGGGGTAAAGTTGCAGTTGTTGCACCCGTGGATACATCAACCTCATCGCCAGAAATACCAGTTTTGGTAGAGCCAGCGTTAGTTTTGATAACATCAAAGTTACCTAGTAAATCCGCAACCGGAAAAGCTTCATCAGCTTGAATTTCATAAACGACCATAGGGTCATCGATGATATTCGCAATGATATCTGAAGCATTTGTAGATGCTGGATAGTAGTTACTAAATACCTGTTCGCCAGATGTTGGGTCTGTATATGAACAGCCGTTAAATACTCCAACCAATGGTACAGTTCCACCAACAGCGTGTATTTCTACACCACCGCCAGTTACTTGCATAACCAAGTCGCCTTGGAAAATACTCGTGCCATAGTTTGCAGCAATTCTATAACGTGTCTGTCCACCATTATACGGTGACCCACCAATCATTTTCACAGGCTTTAGTCCAAAAGAAGCGTCTTTATTCGCCATCTTATATTCTCCTATTTATGATTAAGTACATTTCTGTACTGGTTATTTTTTGCCAAAAGATACTCTTGAATCCCTTTGGGGATCATACTTTACATATTTTCCGTCTCTTCTAGAGTCATTGAACATTGAATTGTCCAGTGCATCTACAGCGTCTCGACTTTTACCTTGGTAATAGTCTCTTCGCTCGTCAACAGTTTCAGTAGGTATTTTTGCAAGAAGTAATCCTTCATTATATACGATACCAGCGTGTCGGCTTTGATCGTCCGCTGTCGGTAATTCCCAATCACTTGGAAGATCTGTACCTCTTACGAGTTCCCAACCTTCTCTTAAACGTCTACTGACATTTGCGCGATCTTCTTGTCCCAACATTGACTCCCTAATCCAACGGTATGTATACCCTGGAGGAGCCGGCGGCGTTTCTAACCTTCTTACTGGTCGCCATGGTTTTCTACGAGATTCTTTATCGTGAGCCTCGGAGTCACGAGAGTTCCTATCAGCGGTCACTTTTTTTTCTTCAGTCATTATATTGCCTCCCTAGATGCAATTCGTTGCTTTTCAGCTGCCACGCGCTTCAACCAAGCGTCTTCGCTCATGTTGTGCGGTTTTAGCCCTCTAAGACGTTCTACTTCTGACTTAGAAAAGGTTACGCCGTTTTTCTTACCTTGTGTTTTTTGACGACCACTGCCTACAGTAGCTGAAGCAACTCTTTGCACAGAGGGTTTAGCTTCGACTTGCGCGTCTTTACTTGCATTTGCGTTTTGCAAATGCGGGTAAACTTTATAAACTCGATTGTTTAATTCTTCATAATAATCGTCACTATCTGGCTCATGGCCTTCATTGATTAGATTATAGTGTTGGAAGTATGCGTATTGAGTAGCTTCCAGGTTACCCTGGTCCTCTGCATCTCCATACCACTTGTTACTTTCGTACCAGGTCAAAGCCTCATTTGTTGGCTCGACAACAGGTTGTGCTTGCTGTCGTGCTGGCTGACTTTGTATTTGTTGGTTGTATTGAGCTTGTTGCTGCTCTTGTCTGTTTTTGGAAAGCCTGTGCTTTTCTTTTTGAATGCTTAAATCACTTTTTAAAGTGTCAGCTTTGCTCATTAGGTCCGCATCGCCAGACTGTACAGCTTTTTTATATAAGTCGTCGGCTTGCTGCTCTCTTACGAGTATTGATTCTTCTTCTTTTTGTAAAACCGTTCCGGCTTGTACTTGAGAATGATTTCTAAGAGCTTGTATTTCTGCTTCACGCGCCTGGGCTATTTGCTCTGCCATTGAAGCACGTTCTTCAGCTGCTCGCGTTTTAGCGTTTAGTTTGTTAATTCTTTTAGAAACCGATTTAGTGTAGGTTTCTAGCTCTTGGTCTGGGCTAGAGTTTGCTTCTACAACAGCATCGTCTTCGACGCTTATTTCGATTTCTTGTTCTTCGGCTTGGTTTGTATTTTCTATCATAATTACGCGCTCAGTATATCATCAGGATTTAAGATTGTGGCGATAACCTCGTCATCATTAATAATTCGGACCTCTGCGCCATCGTCCAATTTGAATCTAGCACCAGAATATCGTCCTATGAGAACCCATTGTTTCTCTTCGCACCATTTTTCTTCGCCATATTTATCTTTGTTTCCGTAGCATAAAGGGCCTTGCTTAACGACATAAGCAACCACTGTTGCCAGGGCTTCTTTGTCTATGGTTTTTTGAGTAAGTAAAATACCGCCTTCAGTTGTTTTCTTGCCACCGTAAGGTAAGACAAGCATTCTCCAACCGGTTGGTTGTGGCATACGATCTAAAGCAGATTGTTCTAGAATTGTGGGGTCCAAAACTCTTTCATCTTGATCCACATAAGCGTTTAAAACTGTTTCCGATTTTGCCATACTATTTTTCCTTGTTAAGTTCCTTTAATTCACCTTCGATATAGTATAACGCATTTAGCTCACCTTGCAAAAATTTATAATGTTCTATACTTTCTAGTGCTCCGGACATAAGTGTTTCAGAGATCTGTGTTTCACGTTCTCTGATTAACCTCTTAACAACATCAAAATAAGTTAGCTCTTCCATAACAATTAATTTCTTACTTTAAACTTCAGGCCTTTAGTCGCTGCGCCCTTGCCTTTCATATCGACAATAGCCGTAACGCCTTTGTTTTTACCAATCGCATTAGGATTGGGTTTATCAAACGACTTGTTGCTTGGTACTTTTTTAATAGTCATAACATCTCCTACTTTTTATTAGTTTTACCTTTTGGTCGGCCTCTTGGCTTTCCTTTAGCTACAACCGTAGGTTTTTTCACGGCCGCTTTTTTCTTAGGTTCTGGGGTTGGTTTTGCAACCGGTGTTTTGACTACCGGCTCTTCAATAACTTTTTCGACTACCGGTTCTTCGACTACCGGCTCTTCAACTACTGCACTTTCACCAGATGCAATCCTAGCCATTTTTTTAGCTATTCTTGCCATATTTGCTTTATGGGATTTTGCCTCTTCAGCCTCTTTGGCTTCTCTTGCATCAATCTCAGCTTGACGATCCAGTTTCTTTTGCTTTCTCAAAGCAATAATTTCATCTTCCCTTTCACTATTCATAATTTTTCTCCTGGACCTAATTTCTCATTTTTTGTTCCAATTCTAGCAACTTGAGGTCCGCTTGCTGCTTCAATCTTTGAATTGATAAATCTAGTTTATCATCTGCAACATCTTTTTGTACATTTATGCGCTGACGTTGAATTTCGTTCTCTAAAAGCTTTTCTTGTCCTCTCTGACCTTGTTTCATTTCAAACTGTGTTTGATCTTGGTCCATCTGTTTATCTTTAAGACTTAATTCTTGTTGTCTAATTGCAACCAAAGGATCGTCTGCTCCGCCCTGGCCAATTGACTGTAAAAATTCTTGAGTAATCTGCGCTAAAATTGGTGAAGAAAACTGATCTTGTATCATTTGTATTTCTGACGCAGCAGCTTGTGCCTGGTCAGGGGCTAACTGTTGCATCTGTCCCTGGACAGCCTCTATACGCTCTAGCACTTCTGGTGGTATCTGTTCTTTAGAAATTTGCGCGGCCATAAACTGTAAATGCTGCATACAATGGCTAATAATAATAGTTTGTAACTGTGGGTTTTCTTTAACCACTTGAGTCAAAAACAAACTTCTGTGGGCCTCAATGTGGGATTGATGGTTTTGTGATTCAAATGCTTGTTGCGGCTGGCCCATCATTAAACCACTGTTTTCTAATCCAGAGTCAATAGGCTTTGGTGTGTTGTCAGCTGGAGGTTGAAGTAAGCTTTCTACGTTATCAACGCCCAGGGCAGCATACATTCTTTTGTAAGCCTCAAACATACCAAGTGGGCCATGTATTTCAGGATTACTTTGAACCATTGACAGCAGCTCTTGGGCAAGAGTAATTCTTTGGCTTTGACTAAATATGTTTGGATCTGATACTGGTACGACATCTATACGACTGTCAAAATCAGATTGTTTGATTGCACCAGGCCCAGTGCCTGTGTCATATCCGTAATCAGGGGGTAGATATTCGGAAAAGACTTTTGATAGTAATTGAAACTCAAGCCTCTGAGCATAGTGCAACCTTTTGTGGATTGCGCTCATTACCTTAGTGCCACGCTCTAACAGAGCTACGGTCGTGCCGACAGGCATATTTCCGCTGGCGTCACCAATATTTGTATCGGCTATGGCCGCAAAACGCTTTCCAGAATCTACTAACAAACCAAGTAACTGCATCAACACGTTGCTAGGTTCTTTAATTGGTAACGGTATTAGGTTATCTCTTAAAGATCCTCCCGTTGTATCTATGTCTCTAAACTCACCTGGTTGTAATGGTTCGTCTTCATCTCTAATCCTCATACCCCTGGCTTT